AATAAAATGGTTCCTGGTTTTACTATGTCATTACGTACAAGACCTTTAACTATAGCTAAATTAGACGCATATATTAAAGAACAAAGTATCCAAATACAGTCGCGTCGTACGTTAGATGAACTGCGAACCTTTGTGTGGAAAAATGGCAGACCAGAAGCCCAAACAGGTTATAATGATGATTTAATTATGTCTATAGCTACTGCATGTTATGTGCGGGATACCGCATTAAAATTTGCACAACACGGAGTAGATTTAACTCGAGCTATGCTTAATAGTACCACTAAAGCTTCATATAATCCATTTTTTAGTTCAACCCAAATTAATGATCCTAAACAATCCTATAAAATGAAAGTAGGAGGAAAAGATGAAGATTTGTCTTGGCTTTTAGATTAGATATTTATACACACATTATAAACCATAAACATGGCAGATACTAGCTTATTTACGAGATTACGAAGATTATTTTCTAACGATGTTATTATAAGAAACGTTGGAGGAAAACAATTAAAAGTAATGGATGTTGACCGCATCCAAAAATATGGTAATTTAGAATCTAATTCATTATATGATAGATTTACTAGATTACACCGTCCTGTAGGATCCTCTTTACAATATAATCCTACCCTTAATTATTCATCTATGCGTCTCCAGCTTTACAGCGACTATGAGGCTATGGATTATGATTCGTTAATTGCTCCCGCACTTGATATTATTTCGGAAGAAGCGACTCTTAAAAATGAATATGGGGATGTTTTAACAATTAAATCATCTAATGATAATGTTAAAAGAGTATTACACAACTTATTTTATGATGTTTTAAATATAGAATTTAATTTACCTTCTTGGGTACGTCAAATGTGTAAATATGGGGATTTTTATCTACATCTTCAAATCTCTGAAAAATTTGGAGTCTATAACGCTTTACCTTTATCAGTATATCAAGTAGTTAGAGAAGAAGGAGCTAACCCAGAAAACCCTAATTATGTCCAATTTATATTAGATCCTAATGGCTTATCACAAAGTAACACTTATAGTGCTAGGAGAAGTGATCAGATGAAACTTGAAAATTACGAGATAGCCCATTTTAGATTATTATCAGATGCCGCTTATCTTCCTTATGGTAGATCTTATTTAGAACCTGCTCGTAAAGTATTTAAGCAACTTATTTTAATGGAAGATGCAATGCTTATTCACAGAATTATGCGTGCACCTGAAAAAAGAATTTTCTATATGAATGTGGGTGGTATTCCTCCTAATGAAATTGATCAATTTATGGAGAAAACAGTTGCTAAAATGAAAAAAACTCCTTATGTAGATCAACAAACAGGAGATTATAACCTAAAATTCAATATTCAAAATATGACAGAGGATTTTTATATTCCTGTTAGAGGTAATGATTCATCAACTAAAATAGAAACCACTAAAGGTTTAGATTATGATGGAACTACCGATATTGAATATTTAAAAAATAGAATGTTAGCTGCTCTTAAAATCCCTAAAGCATTCTTAGGATATGATGAAAATCTTGAAGGTAAATCTACGTTAGCGGCTATGGATATCCGTTTTGCTCGTACTATTGAACGTTTACAAAGAACTATTGTATCAGAACTACATAAAATAGCATTAGTACATTTATATACCCAAGGATTTACAGACGCTGATTTAGTAGATTTCGAATTAGAATTAACAGGTCCATCTATCGTATTTGAACAAGAAAAAACTGAGCTGTATAAAGCAAAAGTCGATTTAGCTAATTCTATCACAGATAAAAAAATATTATCAACAGATTTTGTTTATAAGAATGTATTCAATCTTTCAGACACTGAAATGGAAAAAGAAAGAAATAGAGCTCTTGATGACGCTGCTCATATATTTAGACTTAATCAAATAGAAAATGAAGGTAATGATCCTGTAGAATCTGGGGAATCATATGGTACCCCACATGATTTAGCTGATTTATATTCTACTAAAAGAGATAAAACTATAAAAGATGTCCCTGATGGTTATGATGAAGAAAAACCAGGACGTCCTCCTTTAAAGCTAAGCAGATACGACACAGATCAAGCTAATATGGGCAGAGACCCACTTGGTAAAGCCGGCCTAACAGCTGATGATACCCCAAACAGAACTAACAATGTTTCAACATTTGCCTTATCAGAAAACTCAAGATTATTGAAAAAGTTATCTCTTACTCGTTTAAAAGGCAAGCAGCAATTAACTGAGGATGATAAACCGTCTATTTTAGATGAGAAAAATATAATAGATGAGTAATTCTCAGGACTCCTCATATATTTATATAGGAATAAAACAATTCATGCATGAAACCTAAGCACTCCAAGTACAAAAATACGGGGATACTATTCGAATTGCTTACCAGGCAAATAACTTCGGAAACTATTTCAAATGTTACCCCTAGAGCTGTAGGGATCCTCAAGAAATTTTTTGGTAATAATTCTACTTTATTAAAAGAATACCAAATTTATCATGCTTTATTAAATAAAAAGTTTGAAAAAGAAGCAAATGCTACGGTATTATTAGAAACATTAATTAATGCCCATTCTAAACTTAATAAATCCGCATTAAGAAGAGAAAGATATAATTTAGTTAGAGAAATTAAAGACACTTATAATATTGAAGATTTTTTTAAGGCTAAAATTTCAAACTATAAGGTATATGCAAGTGTTTATAATTTACTAGAACACCAAAAATATTCTGGCTTAAATAATAATCAAAGAATTTTACTTAAAGAATATGTTTATAACATATCTAATAGTCCTAAATTAAAGCACTTCATTAATGAAGAAATTATCAAGGTAAAATCAGAAATTAGAAAATTATCTAAATCTACTGATAAAGTTACTCAAATTAAATTGAATGAAATCACAGGTTTAATAAAACCCCTTTGTAAAAAATCATCTGTTCATGATGATAATGTAATTAACCTTTTAAATTATTATGAATTGGTTAATGAATTAAAATCCTTATAATGAATATAGATGAACTTAAGAATATTATTCGTGAACTCATTAAATCAGAGTTAGAAGAAGCTAGTACATTAGGGACTGGTGCTTCTTTTAGTGCTGGCTCTTCAGAAGCTTATTCTACCCCACGTGCTTTTAAAAAGAAAAGAAAAAGATAGGATATGGCAAAGAAGATGAGCATTTCGGAGTATAGAGGTAAAAGTAAAGTATCACGACCCGGGATACATTCTAAAACAAAGCACAGCAATCATAAAAGTTCTAAACATTATAATAAATTAAATAGAGGACAAGGAAGATGAAACAATTACTTATAGAACATACACCCTTTCAAGTAGATAAACTTTTAGTTGAACAATCTATTAAAGAAAATAAACCTCTTAGAGTGGGAGGTATTATACAAAGAGCCGGTGTTAAAAATCACAATGGCAGAATCTATGAGCAAAAAATTCTTGAAAGAGAAATTAAAAAATATGTTGATGGTCCCGTTAGAGAAAAAAGAGCTTTGGGTGAATTAGATCATCCTGAATCTTCTGTTATTAATTTGAATAATGTATCTCATAATATAGTAGAAGTTACTATGAAAGGGAACGATGTACATGGTGTAGTAGAAGTATTAACTACACCCGCAGGTAACATCTTAAAAGAACTATTTCGTTGTGGTATTACAGTAGGAATATCCTCAAGAGGTATGGGTTCAGTAGAAGAAAATTCAGAAGGTATATTAATGGTACAAGAAGACTTTGATCTTTTATGCTTTGATTTTGTATCAACCCCTTCTACTCCGGGTGCTTATATGACTCCTATGAATGAAGGAGTATCTACCCCATCTTCAGATTACACTAAAGTTCATAATATCATTAGAGATATTATTTGTGATAATACAGGGGTATGTAAGTGTTAATCTCTACCGAGGTATCCCTTAATAAAATTCCAAATAAAAACAATTAAATGAACGGGCCATCCACATATTAAACTAACCCTTTCCCAACCAGTAATATCGTACCCCGTTTTGGATCTGATTACTTTTTCAAGTAAAAACCCAACAATAGTACCTATTAAAAGGTAACTCGCGTAAAACTTTAATGTAAATGTTTCAATTATAAATTCTGTCATAATATAAATAGTTTTCCCGAAAGATACGAAAAAATTTTTTGTTTTCCAAATTATTTCCATATTTATTTGAGAAAACATACACTATCTTAATATAGTGTCCCTGGATTGTAAAATTAATCCCTATTAGAGATATTAAAATCTCTATTTCCCGTACACAATTTACTGGAAGCCAATTAAAATTAAAAAACAAAATGGCTAAAGAATTATTAAAAGAGGCAATTGCTGATGCAAAAGCTGTTAGGGAAGTAGCTTTAGAAAATGCTAAAATGGCATTAGAAGAAGCTTTCGACTCTAAAATTAAAAACATGCTCTCAGCTAAGTTAGCTGAAGAGTTAGAAGAAGACGTTGAACTTGAAGAAGAGTACGTTGATGAAGAAGTAGAATCTACTGATGAAGCAATGAAATACGGAGAGGACGACGACAAAGCAGATGAGGACATGAAAGAAGGCATGTACGATGAGGATGCTGATGAGGACATGAAGAAAGAAGAATTCGAACTTGAAGAAGACGAAGAAATCAATCTTGATGAACTTATGGCTGAATTAGAAGAAATATCTTATGATGAAGATGCCGATGAAGACATGAAAGAAGGTAAAGATGATGAAAAAGACGAAGACATGAAAGAAGGTCAAATCGATGAAGCTATGGGTCCTGAGGCTTTCTTAGCCCTTTTACCAGCTATTGGTATTACTGCGGCAGCGGCTAAAGGCTATGGTTTGGTAGGTAAATTAAAAGACGCTGGTGGTGCGAAAGCCAAAGCAGCTGTCTTTAAAGATTTTCTAACTCAAGTAGGTACTGGCGCTGGCGGCGGTATTTCAGGTGGTGGAAGAGCAGAAGAATCTGTTGATTTCGACATTGATGCTTTAGTTGCTGAAATTGAATCATCTTTAGGTGAAGAAACTGTTGATGAAGGTGCTACTGGCTATGACGAAAAAGTTGGTGGTAAAGGCAGAACAGGATATGACGAAAAAGTTGGTGGTAAAGGCAGAACAGGATATGATGGCGCTGTTAAAAAGCTCGAAGAAGAGCGTGACGAAGCCCTTGAAACTGTTGAGTCTTTAAAATCTACTATTTCTGAAATGAATCTTCTTAATAGTAAACTCCTCTACTGCAACAAACTATTTAGAGCTAATGCACTTACTGAAGCCCAAAAGGTTAAAGTAGTTGATGCATTAGACAAATCAACTACAACTGGTGAAGCGAAATTGGTATTTGAAACTCTTCAAGAATCATTCAACTTTACAGGTGTAGAAAAAAGGGCAATTAAGGAAGGTTTAGGACGCGCTTCTAAAGCAACCGGAAATGCTCCACAAAAGGTTATTACGGAATCAGTTAATGACACAGTGTCTAGATTCCAAAAACTCGCAAACATTAATCTTAAATAATTAGAAAACATGGCAAATGTTAACACATTGTTAGAGGGTGCAAGCCCTTACAAAGAACAGCAGAAAGAATCTGCTAAATTAGTTTCTAAGTGGGAAAAATCAGGTCTTCTAGAAGGATTAAATGGTCACGAAACTGAAAGATCTAGCATGGCTACTCTACTTGAGAACCAAGCTAGACAACTTGTAAAAGAAGCAAGTTCTTTAGGTACTGCTGCTTCTATCACTACTGGTGATAGTGAAGCATACGCTGGTGTTGCTCTTCCTCTTGTAAGAAGAGTATTCGGCGAAATCGTAGCTAAAGACTTACTTTCAGTTCAACCATTAAATCTTCCTTCGGGACTTATTTTCTACTTAGACTTCCAATACGGAAATAGCGACTCTAGTCGTTTCGATCAAAATGAAAGTTTATATGGTGCTACTGATGACTTAACTAGAACTCAGTTACCAGATGAGGTAAATACAGATCAAGGTTTATACGGTGCAGGTAGATATGGCTACTCTATTAACGAAACTAGCTCAATTCACGTAATAACTACCTCTTCAGCTGCATTTACTGATATTTTAGCTTTAGATACTGAATTCTCTGCTTCTAAAGCAGGTGAGTTTGGTGGAGCTACAGGTGCAACTTCTGTTGTAAGAGTAGCAACCGTTACAAATGCATTTGGAACTAGTGCTGTATTAACAGACGCAGATCCAGAAGGTGTAAGAGCTTTCAATATTGATAATGTAGAATGTGTTGTTTTCCCACAATTCACTAGAATTAACGGTGACAACTTAGAATTTGTAATCTCAGCTTCTGCTGATACACTTGGTGGATTCGTAAGTGCTTCTAATATTGCATTCCAGAAAGGACCAGATAACTTAAATGATAGAGGTGATTTCCT